TCATCGCTTGACGCGGGGCGAGACGACACCGGCCAGGATCTCGAGCACGCGGTACGCGCGCACGGCCACACGGGCGGCATTGCTCAGGGCTGCGTTGTCCTTGGGCGTTGGCGTCAGGTTGACGATTACCAGCGCCAAGCCGTGGATCGCCACCGCTAGCGCCACATAATCAGCGATCCGGTCCATCAGTCCGTAGCGTTTTCCTCAGGCTAGCGCTGCTGCTGAACCGGGGCACCAATGTGGAGGCGGGGTTGCATCGCACCGATCACATGCGGCACCAGCAGGCTGATGATCACCGCTGCACCCATGCCCCATGCCAGGCGATGCTCCACCTGCCGCAACCGGCTGAAGACGTTGTTGATGTCGTCGCGGCGCTCGCCAATGCTGATCAGCAGCGCCTCGACCTTGCCTTCTAGGGATCCGAGCTTGTGGTAGATGTCCCCATGCGATACGTCATCTGGCGCCGGCATCGTATGCGGTCATCTCATCTGTCTAGCCTAGCGACCCTGCCCGCGCAGCTTTTTGCGGCCTCGGCGCCGAGGCCTGGAGCGCTGGCCTTGGCCTTGGCTGGTTGTCTTGGGGACAGGATCCTTGCGGACGGTGCCGCTTAGACCAGCCTTTGCTTTTACTGCCACGGCGTTCCGCTGGCCTTGCTGGGATGGTGCTGCTCGTCAAGCTGCGCCTGCAGGGCGGCTTCGATCTCGGTAACTTTCTCGGCACCAAAAGCATCCTTGACCCAGCCGATAACGGTGTCTTCGGTGAGGTCGGCGTAGGGGATCAGATTGTCAGGGCGTTGAAAACCGATGCTGCCATAGGCGGAACTGCTGTAAGTACCATCATTCGCAGAGATGGTGTAGTGACAGACGAAAACGAAACCGTCAGCGGTCTCCCGCTCCAGATTCGCCACGCCCCAAGTAAAAGTGGTCGCCATGGGAAATCGGCTCAACCCTTGTATAGTAGTGTCCCCGGCGTGTTAGCGCACCCGGGGGATGACCGCCCTACCTACATAGGCCGATGCAAAATTTTAAGCCCTTGCCCTCGCGCGAGGAAATACTGTCTGTCGTGCATTACGACCCTGAAACAGGCTATTTCATCAGAAAGCACAGCAAGCAATGCCCTTGGCTGTCAGGCAAACGCACTGGTTCAGTCGCTACCAAGGGATACCGCCTTTTACATATAAACAATAAATACTACATGGAGCACAGGATTGCTTGGGTGGTGGTTCACGGAGAGATTCCGCTTGGCATGACGGTAGATCACATAAACGGAGACAAGGGCGATAACAGAATTGCAAATTTACGCTTAGCAACGGATTCCGAAAACAGTTGCCATAGACCCAAGAAATCAGACAATATAAGCGGTTGCAAAGGCGTGTATCAGCGGGAAAACGGAAAATATAGAGCTGTGATCACATCAAAAAAGCAAAGGATAAGCCTTGGCACTTTTAACACAAAAGAAGAAGCCTACGCCGCCTATTGCGAGGCTGCACGCAGGCTTCATGGTAAGTTTGCTCGGTTTGACTAGTGAAGGTGACTACGACGCTTTGCTAAATACTGCGGGAGGAGATCAACCCTCCCGGCCTAGCAAGCTAGGACTTAGAGCCGATGCGGCAACCAGACATTTCCAGTCCATGCACCGGCGACAGTTTGATTGTAACTAACTCAGACACAGAGGAGAGTAGGACTACGACGCCTCAAGGGCTGCAACTTTGGCTTGGAGTTCAGCAATAGCTTCACCCTGACGCTTGATCAGGTTCAGCAGGTGAGGAACGAAGCGGTCATACTGAACGCCTTCTGCCTCAGGTTCGCATGGAGCTTGAACAACAGCTCCATCTTCGTCATAGGTAACTTCGATTGTTTTCCATTGAACAAGGCGAGGATCAATGGCGGCAACTTCTTCGGCAATGAATCCCCAGTATCCCCAGTCGGGGTTGTCAATGGCACACAGTGAGCGGAACCATACTGGGCGGCAGCCAAGAATTGCGTCAGCGTATGAATCCTGGAGTGTTTCTATGTCAGTTTTGTATTTGCCTGAAGACGTGCTACGCGCCATAAAGTAGTCGGCGCCTATAGTGACATTTGCAGCAGATCCCGTGGTTGTGTTGTAAACACCCTCAGAGGCAATGCGTCCGGTGTTGTAAATAACACCAGCGCCTGCAGCGCCAATTGACGAAGCACCTACAAGTAGTTGTCGGTTAGAGTTTATGCGTACTGCCTCAGTTGGACTAGCGCTGCCATCGCTTGTAACGGAGAACACTAACCTGCCCGGCATGTCGTTAGCGCCGGGGGTGCCGTCTATGTCGCACCTGATTTGTGCAGCTTCAACAAACTGAGAGCCATCGTTACCTTGAAAGCTGACGCGACCGCAGGCGTCACCAGATGCAACAAGCGTGTTTGAGCCAACGGACGCTGCATTGGACTTGGCCAAAATTAGCTGGCTGCCTAAGGTATTGGCGTTAAAGTTTTGAACTAATGCAAGCGCAGATCCGTCGTTAGAAGCGCTTTCAAGTTGAATGAAAGCGGAGTTGGTGTCGTTGTAGAAATTGCTACGGGCAGAAGACGTGCCAACTAACAGGCGTCCTGATGCATCGTAGCGAGAAACCTCCGAACCACCGATTGAGAATATGTGCTGGGCCGCCCGACTTTCTGCAACCACATAAGCAGGTGTTGAGCGGTTGTAATGAAGAACAATGTTCTTGTTGGAGGATTGCCCTGGGTCGATTTCAAAACCTTCTGCCCCACCGTTGCTTACAACAAATTTATTGCTAACCGAAGTAGTGCCAATCCCTACTCGGCCTGAGGAATCAACGCGGACGTGCTCACTGCTTCCTGTCCCCAGGGCGAGATATGTTGGACCCGATGAAATAGTTCCGTAGTCAACAGTTTGCCCAAAGTTAGTGAAGCCAATAAACGAAAGATTGTCTACCTGCCTCCCAATGACTCGCAAAGAGGCCTGGCCAGAATCGGCCTGAACAGTAAGTGGGACATTGCTAGTGCTAGTCCCTATTGATATGCGCCCACTGGCATCTATGAACAAGCGCCCAGTACCGCCCGTGCTGATGGCAACCTGATCAGCACCAGGGCTGTAGATGCCAGTGTTGGTGTCGCCAGTGAAGGTGATCGTCGGGGCGCCAGCGGTGCCCAAGGCGGCGCTGATCACGCCAGTGGTTGTGACCGTCTGGCTGCCAAAGTCCGGGCTAATCTTGGTGCCGGCTATGGCGGCAGAAGCGTTGATGTCAGCATTGACGATGGTGCCGTCAGCAATCATCGTGCTGGTGACGGTGCCGGTGTCGCCTGTGCTTACAAGCGTGGCATCAAGGTAAGTCTTGTTGATGGCAGTGCCCTGCCAGGTGCCGGTGCCGATGGTGCCAACGCTGGTCAGGCTGCTGCTGATAACGCCGCTACCCAGGCTGGTTGCATCCAGCACCTTGGTTCCGGCGATGCGGTATTCCTTGGCGCTAGCGATGTTGACGTGTTCGCTGAAGGTCCATGCGTCAGTCGCGTCGACCCAGTTGATCGTCTTGTCAGTGCTGCCCTTGAGCGTGATGCCGCCGCCGTCAGCGGTTACATCGGTCGGCGTGGCAACCTTGCCGATCTCAATGTTCTTATCTTCGACGATCAGGTTCTGCGTGTCGATCGTCGTCGTTGTGCCATTGACGGTTAGATCACCTTGGATCGTGACGCCTGCGTCGAATGTGGAGGCACCTGTTACATCCAGTGTGCCGGGCACATCAATGTTGCTGGTCCACTCGACGCCCGTGCCAGCGGCATCGGTTTGCAGCAGTTGCCTTGCAGCGCCATCGGCCAGCCTGCTAACCGGGATTTCAGCGCCAAGTCCGCTCAGGTAAACGAGGCTGGTCCATGCCGTCGTGCCATCACCTACCTTCCAGTAGCCGGTGTCCGATTCAATGCCGATTTCACCAGCCAGCAGCGTTGGGTTGGCAGTGGTCCAGTTGGCAGCAGTGTCGCGGCGTTGCTTTTGCAGCGCGGTTAGTGTGATGCTCATGCGATGGACCCTCCAGGGCTGATGATGTAGTCTCGCGCCGGACTGGTCGCGGCGGCACCTGCATCTAAAATATAAGTTCTGGCTGGTGATGCACCAGCAAGGCCAGCATCAAAAACAAGGTCGCCGGTGCCAATTGGTACAGTTTCAAGTTGAAGCTCAACGTCCCACCGCGCACATGAGGCGTCTGTGATTCCAGGAGCAGCAACGTAACGCCATGCGTAATCGCTCAGTAATGGAATCGGTGGCGTGCCGTAACCGTTCCAAACTTGAGCGGATAAAAAGAAAAGATCAAAGCTGCCTGACCTGTCATCGTAATGATTGCGGATCAACGTAACGTCTGATTCTTCTAAGCGCTGAAACGTCAACGCCAGGGTTTGACCAACACGGCGATTGCCACGCCTGAAGCCTGAGGCTACGCCAGTCAATGATGCCTGCACCGCAGACGGCACATCGCCTGGCGTGTAAGTGCGGGTTGATGGGATCAGGGCTGGAAACGTGCTCATCAGATCGGCACCGATACAAGCTCGATGGTTGTGTTGTAACGCATTGGAGACGCCAAGGTCACGTCAAAAGGTCCGGTGTAACGCCATTCATAATCAACTGCCGGCACGGGCACGGTGGTGTAGCCAGCCCATAGCTCAGCTGGCAAGCCAAAGGCGATCAAACTGCCTTGCTGTCCAGCGTAATGATCCAACAGCTGCTGCATTTCTGATTCGGTCAGATACTGATAGCCAATGGTCAGCACTTGCTGCAATCGATCGGTGCCATACTTAAACCGCACGTTCACGCCGCTGACGCCTTCATATGTCGCCTGGGAATAGTCGCCGTAGGACAGCGTTCTGGTAGATGGTGTCAGTGATGGGAAGGTGGCCATCAGGAGAACAGGTAGGAGCCGTTGAGCAGCTGATCGCAGATCACTGATACGTCGCTGCCATCAACCGGAAAATGGCTAGCCTCAACAATGGTAACGCCGGCGGTCGTGTGCTTGATTCCGCTCACTTGATACCATTCAACCTCGGATCGGTTATCGCCTTTGCTGCTGACACGTTGCCGATCGATCTTGATGATGTCGGTCGGCTTCAGCGCTATTGTCAAAAGCGGCACGCCGAAGCTAATTGTATGCGTTGAATACTTGCGACGTACCAATTCTAAGGCGCCATAAGAATTAGCGTGCGCTTCAGATGCGCAAAAGTCGCTCATGTCGAATTGCACAACCGGCGCATCGTTTGCCGTAGCTGCAAATCTGATTGTGGTTGTGCGTTGAATGCCGATCTTTTCAGGACCGCATTCCCGCCAGATCAGCGCAACTTGAATGTCGCGGCGGTCATCAGCAGAAGCGTAAGTTTTGTCGAAGGTGCCAGGGAGGATGTCGTCATCCGTAAACGTGGCAACTGGCGTCAGTGAAGACAGGTCGATTTCGTTGCTGCCATCCAGCGGTAGCGCAGGCAGCAGCTGATACTGACCGCCTACTGAGGCAAGGATCAAGGTGAAGAATGGAGCAATGCTGGCGATGTAGTCAATGATATTCACTGACTGAGCAATGATGCCGTTAAAATAGAACTCATAGTTTTCGCAAAACGATGCGATGTCCGGCAGGTTGTCAACATAGATAGGTGCGGCCAGCTCTGGCGTTGCGGCGCCTTCCGCTCGTTTGTAGATTGTGAACAGGTACATCGCCAGATCAACAAAGTGATTGCTGGCGCCTTTCGCATAAGAGCCTCCAACCAATCCGCCACTGTAAAGGTCAACTTCAACGCCTTCTTCGTAAAAAATGTAGAGCTGTTGCGTTGTAGTTGGATACGATCCCGCATCTGGCGGATCGTAAATGTTGCCGTCAACCTGCAGAAATGTGATGTCCGCAAATGCAGTGTAGTCTTCTGTGCTCGGCGGGGTGCTTGGATTGGTTACATTGCTGTAATGAAACTCACGCTGAACACCATCAAGGGTGCCCGTGCTTGGGGGATTTGCAATGTTGACCTGATTGTCGACGATGGTCATCGTATAGACCTCAGTCACCGATCCATCGCCTGTGGCGCCAATGGTGAAATAAAACGCATTTGGCGCCGTCAGTGGCAACACCGGCAGCCCGCCGATGTAGCCGACTGCCTTGCCGCCGACCAGTACGCTACCAACAATATCGGCATTGAATACAAAATAAGACGTAGGCGATGGCGTGATGCTAAGCGCCGCCCAATAGGCGGCAGTCAAATCAGCGCCTGTAGCGTTGTCATATATTGAAAAGTCAGTTTGCGCAACAAACATCACGCTGTTGGTTGTATCGCCAGTGCCTCGCGTAATTGTCAGACTGTTGTGATACCGTGATGCGTAGTCAAGCCGATGAGTGTAAACAGCGCCAACCTCTGCCTTCTGCAGCTCTGCCAGATAAGATGTTGAATCGATGCCGCAGTAAATCTCGCCGCCAGTAAGCGGACATGCATTTGGAGCTGCGGCCATTGCGGCAGCGCTGCTGTAGTAATGCGTCAGAGTGATGGTCTGATCTTCAATGTATTGCAAGTTCCGCAGCCCGACCCAAGCCAGATATTTTTCAGGCGTGCTGACAATCTCACCCTGGCTGATTGCATACAGGAAGCTGCCGACAAACTCATTAGATGCAGTTTTGACCATAGGAGGCTGCACCCATACGCCGCCAACATCAGGGCCGAAAGCGCTAACGACACGCTTTGTGAAGACGATCGGCACGGTCTCGCCTGCGTTGCCGATGCGCTGGCTTTTATTCAGATCACCCAGTGGGGCCTTGTTGTTGGATGGATCTTCATCCATACGCAGCCCTTGCTGACCAACACTTGAACTGAATTGTTCCTTTGCAGTAAATCCGCTCATGATTGTTGCCCTCGGTATTGCAGCAATACAGCAGCAAGCTGGCTAGCAGTGCAGGCATAGACAGCCGATTGCGTTGATATAACGTTCAAGATGTCGCCGCCTTTAGATTCGTAGATCACAACATCATCGACAATTTTCAAGGTCACGTCCTGATGCGTGCTGCCATCAGCGCAGGTGACCACAAGACTGATGCCGCAGATGTGTTCTGTCATCGTCCGTAGAACCTCCCCAACATGGCGGTGCTGATCTTGCGGCTTGGCGTCTGTGACCTAAGTTTGTTGATGGCAGGATTGACCGTCCAGGTTGCCTGTTGATCGTTGATGGTTGCGTCTTCAATGCTGCCGATGTATCGGTTGATCAATTGCGCAGAGCCTGCATCAAAGGCATCCTGTCCTGCGTCTTGAATATAAAGCGATGCAATAATCAAGTTGTCGTTGCCCATTGCTGCGTCGGTAATATCCACAATCTGACCAGTCGCTGCCAGGTTAATGCTTAGGTCGTTGATCGATGCAGCTTCCGTTGAGCCAAAACCGTCAGCATCAAATGCTAAGTAGCTATAGAAGCCACTAGCGTCAACATCCACTGAAAGCTGTTGTGAGATGGGATAAAAGTTTTGCCATTGACCAGATGGCGCACGCTTTGACGTGATTGGATTAATCACGCTGCTGCGGTCTGCGTAGTATTCAAGAAACGTCATGATGTCATAGTCGCTCATCACGCCAGCCTCAGTCGATTGCGGACGTTAATGTCGTTGCGAATCAATGACAGGGTCTGCTGCACGCCTGCCTGGACGGCTTGACTCATATCAGCCTTGGTGACGAAGTCAGTCCCATTCATCTGGGTAACAGGGCCGGTCTGGATGCTGACCTGAGCGGTGCTAGGCATCACCACGCCGCCATCGGCAAACTGCGGGATCGCCGCGCCGCCTCTCATGCCAGCCAGCCAGTTGTTGGCAAACCGCGTAGCCTTGCTTTGCGGGACGATGTATTCAGGCTCGCCACCTTCGCCAACCATGGCCAGCGTCGGGCCATTGACCACGCCGCCCTCAGCGAACTGCGGGATTTGTGGCATTGGCAGATATGGGATCTGTGGCAGGCCCAAGTTGGCCAGGGCTCCATTGGCTCCGCTTATGACGCTGTTGATCGACTGAACCACGCTGCCGACTGCTTGCCCAATAGCTCGCAAGATCTGATTGACAATCCCGCGCACCGTTTCAAAGGCAGCTTTGAAGGGCGCTGTGATCGCATCTTTGATAGCGCCAAAGATCCGACCGACGCCCTCGACCAGTTTGGTGAAGCTGTCTTGGATTGGTCTAACGAAGGTGTTGTTGATGAACTCGACCAGTGCTCTTAAACCGGCAGCGACCGGATCAATAAACACTGCTTTAAATCCGGCTGCCACGTCGCTGATGATTTTGCCGACAGCTTGAAACGCTGCGCCGATCTGATCGCGGAAGACATAGACGGCGGCACCTGCCGCAACCAGTAGCGCCACCCATCCAACCGGGCCGCTAAAGACTGCTGCAAGAATTGGTAGCAGTGTGGACACCGCCGGGCCGATGGCAGCCAGCGCCGGGCCAATCGCGCCAAGCAAGCTAATTCCAAGCGAGATCGCCGGCGCAAGCGCAATAAACGCAGCCCCAAGCGCACCAATTACAAGCGCAGCATTCTGGATCGGTTGTGGCAAGGTTGAGAACCACTGGATGCCAGCAGCAAGGCCCTGCGCAACCTGTGTAAGCGTTGGCAGCAGCGCCGTCACAGCTTGATTGAATGGGCCCGCCAGGGTCCGTGCGATGGCGTTCAGCGAATCGTTGAACTGATCCGCCGCTGATGCCATGTCGCCGGAGATTGTTGCCTGATACTGGCTCAGTGCCTCGCGGCCGCCATTCAACATCGGGATCAAGTTGGCGCCTGACCTGCCGAACAGCTCCATTGCCAACGCTGTCTTTTGCGCGCCGTCAGGCATCTTGGCGAACTTGTCAGCCAAGTCCAGCATGATCGCATCGACGCCGCGAACGTTGCCGGCTGCGTCGCGTGAGTTGATGCCAATCGACTTAAGCGCTTCGTTGGTCTTGCTGGCTGGGTCAACAATGCCCTTCGACAGCCGGCCCATTGACTTGGCCACTTCGTCGATGCTGCTTCCTGCATCTTCTGCCGCAGCGCCAAACTTGCTCAGGTTCTCAACGCTGACCCCGGTCCGTTGCCTGAGATCGTTCAGGTTGTCCGCTGCATCGATCGAACCCTTTGCAAGGGCCGTCAAGCCAGCGATGCCAGCTGCTGGAACAAGCGCGCCCAGTGCGCCGCCCAATCCGCCAGCCAGGTTGCGCAGCCGGCCGAATGTGCCTTGCAGACCGCTGGCCTGCTTGTCTACCTTGTCGAGGCTCCGCTGCAATCCGTCAACCTGAGCGGTGCCATCAACCGTTGCCTGGATGCGAACCGCAGCGGTCATGTCCAGCGCCATGCTCAGCCCTCCTTCTCGTGAGCGGCCAGCAGGACCTCAGATTCGATCACCTGAATGTCGGCCAGCATGACAGCAGGATCCTGCACACTCCATAGTGTAAACGTCCAGGCCAGGGCCTGATAGTCCAGCCCAACCAATCCGATTGGCCCGATCCGCCATTGCGTCTGAACGCGCAAGAACGCCTGAACAGCTGGCCATGCCTCAGGTTCCACTTCAAACCAATCAGCGTCAGGCGCCTTGTCAATGGTGAGCCCAAATGCCAGGGCGTCGTCTTCGGTTTGATCGATCACGCCGCCCTTCGCCCAATGGCGGGCGGCGCCTCTCAGTTTTTTAGTTTGTTCCCCGTAACGCTTTCAAAGTAAGCAACGATGATCGACGACGCCAATGCCGACACCTCTAGCAGCTGCTGCTTGTTTGCCGTGGTGAACGGGATTTCATCGCCATCTTCGTCCAGCACATTGGACCAGCCGATCAGGATCTCATCCGCCACGGCTTGATCGTTGATCATGCCGTCGATGGGTTCGCCTGCCTTGGCCGCCCTGGTGCGCTCCTGGACTGCGTCCTGAATCTCGTTGAGCCGAGCCTGCGGCAACCGCTTGAACTCGGCCTCGAACGTCTGTTTCTCGTACTTGCCGCCATCCACGGGTAGCTTGAAACTGACAGGCCACTTATAGGACGTGGACTGCTTAAGAACAAAAGCCATGCAAGCGATCAGGCAAAGACCAGCAGAACCTCATCATTGCCAGAGCTGCCAGGGACTGCTGTCACCGGAACGCTGAGCATGTGGATCCCGTCCTGATCTTCGTAGCTGGGGTCACCGATGTCAATCGTTGCGCTGGTGCAGGTGACGATGTTGCCAGCGGTCTGGCCATGCTTGAAGGTCAGGTTGCCAAGGGTTGTATCTGACAGGGCTGCGGTGAAATAGTCCTTCTGAGCAATGGTCGGCGCTTCAACGGTGACCATGCCCGTGATGCCACGATTGACAATCAGCACCTCTTTAGTGCAGCCGACCAGCTCGCGGTAGATCACCTCATTGCCCATGTCCAACTCGAGCGACTGCAGGCAGCCTGCGTAGCTCAGCAGTTCAAAGTTCGTAGTGTTGCCGTTCTTGAACACCACAGGCACAGCCTGATTGCTGTAGGTGGCGGTCGGCGCAGCTGTATCGGTCGGGCTGTTGTAAATGCCCGTCATCGTGAACTCGAAGTACGGGATCTCGCCCACAGTGGCGTTGGCGGTGAAGGTTCCCCGTGCGCCGGTGACCTTGTGAAGAACGCCGTCGATGTTGTAGTAGATGGTTGCGCTGCCAAAGCTGCTGCTGACGGGCTGATATTTGGCGTTTGCGCCGATGCTGTAAACGCTTGTCCCGTCAGGCGTGAAGGCTGCAGTGGTCTTCTGAACCGTTGCCACCTTAGTGCTGCCGTTGTAGGCAGTGATCACGCCGCTGCTGCCGCTGCCAGTGCCGCTGGTGAGGTTGATCACCATGCCGACATAGATCCCGCTTGTGGCGCTTGCGCCAGCGGCCAACGTGATGCTGCCAGCTGAGCCAGCCTGAGCGGTGCCGGTCACGGCCGAGCCAGTCACTGTCTCGCTAAAACCGCACGCCTTCAAAGCAGGACCGAATGCCGGCGCCGTACCAGCGGTGCCGCTGCTGACCATCTCAACCTGAAAGGTAACTTCGACGCGAGTGTTCGCTAGCAGCTGCTGCGATGCGCCCAGGTATGGGCGGATCAGCTCACGATCGACCGTGTCGCTTTGCACCGGGGTGATGCTCAGGTCACGCACCAGCACCGCATAGGTGCCATCAGGTGAACTGTCGGTTCCGTAGGTGGCCTCACTCTTGACGAGAATCAGGCGTTTGCGGCTCAGCAACGGCATCGGTCAAGGCCCCTTGCCCTGTATGTTCCCCCATGCTAACCGGCCCGCTAAGTGCTCAAGTTGGCAATGCTGGTCCGATAACGCACGAGATACTCAAGGCTTATCACACCTGACGGCTGATCGCCTTCGCGCAAGTCAAAGTCAACTCCTAACGGCTGCACATCGATGGCATGGCCGCCCAAGGTCAGGTCGGCCATGATCTTGCTGTGCGCGCTTTTGATGATTGGATCAGCCAACTGGTCGGGCAGGTTGCCGCGGGTGATCACGATCACTCGGACAGTCATGCTCCAGTCCAGCGTTGGCAGGCTGGTGTTCTGCTCCGCTCGATCGCTGACCGGTTCGATGACAATTGCAGGACTCTCAGCCCTGGCAAGCGGCTCGACCCTGCTGCGATAAACGCGACCGCTTACGCCGCTGGTGCTGGCCAGTGCCGAGGCAATGGCGGTCAGGATTGACTCACGCTTGCTGGTCATGCCGATGCGACTTGGACGACAGTGCAGATGATGCCAGGAATGCTGGGATGAGGAGGACTGGTTTCAGCTGGCTCCGCGTGGATGTACGCCGCCACGTTGCTGGTCATCCACATCAGCTCGAGATAATCGTTCGCGGCCAGAGGCGTTACGAAGTTAACGCAGCCAATCACGTTGCCATCAACGTTGCCATGCCTTGCGATGATGCTGAATCGGCTGTCGCTGGCCGGCACGTCACCCGCGCTGCCTTCGTTGTTCTTGCGCAGCCAGACGTTGATGTCGTGAATCTCGTTGTCCGTATTGCTGAACTGGATCGAGAACGTGAGGCTGTACACGCCAGCGTAATCGACCGTGATGCGGCCGTCTGAGATGATTCTCACGGCCCGACTGGCGTTGTCAGATTGCCGCAGTTTGATCGGATAGGCCGTGTTAGCCAGCGCCGCCACCTGCGATGTGCCATCCCAGAAAGAGCCCCAATAGCCAGGGCAGCCGTGATACGGCAGGCTTGACCATGGCGACCGGCCGTTGCCAATCTTTAGGTTGCTGGTGTCACTCTCAAGGCCAGGCTCGCCGGCCATCAGCACCGGGTTCAGCGTTGCCCACTGGCTGCGTGTGTTGACCTTGAAGGGGCTGCTCATGTCTTCTGCAAAGCGATCTGAACAAACTTGCCGTCATCGATCAGCATCGTCTCGCGCACCGTGTAGGCCACGCTGTCAACCGTGATAGAGCTGCCGCGGATCAAGGTGCCGAAGTTGGATGCCCGTGCCGTCAAGGTGTAGTCAGTGCTTAGCACCATGCCATCGCTCAGGATCTGGCTCGGCATGTCCAAAATCCCATTAGCAGTAACGGCGCCAGCTGTGCAGCTGACGCCGAAGTCTGCCAGGAAGATGTCCAGATCTTCCGTGATCGCCATCAGCTGTACTTCTTCGAGCCGAGAGCGACCACGGAAACAGCGCCGGTGCCAGTGCCGCCGGTCACCGTGAAGAGCACGCGAACATAACGACGCAGGTCGTTGCTGTTCAGGTAAATCTTCTCCTGGAAGGCGGTGTTAGCAGCAGCAGCAGTGAAGCCGCCACCAGTCACATCGACGAAGTCGCCGGTGGTCGTGGTGTTGCTGTGCTGGATCTTGGCGGTCAGGGTGACGCCAGAACCAGCAGCAGCGGCATCGATGATGAAGGCAACATCGCCTTCGTAATCGATCAGGTCAACGTTGGCGGGGGTGCCAGCGCCGGTCGATGCGACCACTGCATTGTTGTGAACTTCGAGCAGATCCGTTTTGGATCCGAGGTTATGGATG